AGGACTTCCGCAACCTGAATCTGCTGACCATCGACGGCGGCAGCTCTGTGCTGGAGAAGGTGAAGGAAGAGGGACCCTACCCGGAGATCACGTTCACCGAGGCCCGCTACCAGTTGGCTGTGGTGAAGTATGGTCGCCGGTATGGTCTCAGCTTCGAGCTGGTCGTCAATGACGATCTCAACTCGATGGACTCGCGGCCCATGCAGATGGCCATCGGCGCACGACGGCTGGAAGAGAAGACGGTTACGCAGCAGTTTGTTGCGTCCACTGGCCCTCACGCTTCCTTCTATACGGGCGGCAACGGGAACATTGTTACTGGCAACCCGGCGCTGTCTATCCCGGCCCTTCAGACTGCTATGACGATCCTGTCCAAGCAGGTTGACGCGGACGGGGAGCCGATCATGATCGACATGTTTACGCTGGTCGTGGGACCGGCTCTGAGCATCACGGCTCAGAACATGCTCAACGGCCTGCAAATCCGGCTGCATGAGGCTGGCGGCGCAACCAACACCGAGCTTATCGCCCTCAATTGGATGAAGGCGAAGTTTGAGCTGAAGGTCAATCCGTACCTGCCCATCGTCTGTACGGCGAGTGGCATCAGGGATACCCAGTGGTACCTCTTCGCCAACCCCAGCAATGGGCAGCGGCCCGCATTGGCTCACGGCTTCCTCCGTGGCCATCGCAACCCCCAGATGTATATGAAGGATTCCGACCAGATTCTCATCGGTGGTGGTCCTTCCGGCATCATGGAGGGCAACTTCGACAACGACGGCATCGACTACAAGATCCGTCATTTCTTCGGCGCGATTCGGGTTGACCCGAAGATGACCGTCGCGTCTGAAGGAGACGGCACCTAGTCATGCCCGTACGTCCTGATGGACTCCCCCAGCCAATGACGGCGGGGGAGTTCTACCAGCGGGCAATCCTTGATGAGATTCGGGGGCTGAGGGCTGATTTGGGTCCCAAGGCCCCTGAGCCACAAGGAGAGACTGTGGACCTCAAGGAACCGGCCCTGGAGGAAGCTAGGGGCGGTAAGAAGAAAGGGAAATAACCAATGTCAGCCATAGACACCATTCGAGCGCTCATCTCTGACAAACCCCTGTACGCAAGGGAAGTCATTGCCTTGGATGGTGTCCAGGTTGACTGTCAAGTGTCCAATTTCCCGATGGTGGTCGGAACTGTAATCATTACACCTTCGCTAAGTCCAATCACTTCAACACCAGAGGAAGACACTGGGGTTATCGTCTTCAGCGCGGCCCCGGCTGTGGGCAACATTACGGTCAGCTATCGTCATGTGCTCATCTCTGACGAGGATATCCAGGCCTTTATTGACCTGGAGGCCTCTGCTGACTCCGCTGATTTACGGCTACCGGCTGCTGATGCCCTGGACGCTATTGCCAACAATCAAGCCCTCATTCAGAAAAAGATCAAGCTGCTTGACCTGGAGACGGATGGCCCCGCATTGGCCAAGGCTCTACGCGAGAGGGCCAAGTCTCTACGGGATCAAGTGTTCAGTGATGAAATGCAGGTCTCTGACTTCGACGTGGCTGAACAGATCAACATCTATGACTCACCAGCTCTCAAGGAAAAGATTGTCAAGGATTGGATGCGCGAGGGGAACTAATGCGATCCATCCTAGACCCCCGCCTTGGGGCTTCACTGACTGACTTCTTCCCGAGTAAATGTACCGTTCAGAACAGGAATCGTACACAGGAGAGTGATACTGGCCAATGGGTTGATGGCACACCCTCTGACATCCCCGGCCTAGAGGATCTTAGCTGTCGCATCGGTCCCTTAATCCTCATCCGCCCCACTGATAACGAGGAGCGTATTGGGAAGGTGACCAGGGTCATTAAGACTCGCCAACTCAAGATTAAGGGTTACTTCCCCCAGATAGACCCTACGTCCATGTTGGTTATTGTTGATGGTACTATCTTCAACATCCTTGGCAATGAGGAAGACGGCAACCAATTCAGCACTCGTCTACGCCTGGAGGTCATTGAGCCCAATGGCTAGCCTAGTTCGACAGACTACAGGCCGTCGCTCCCGTGAATCAGGATCTCAGGTGGGCATTCAGCTCAACACCTTTGGTCTGGACAAAATACGAGCGGAGATTAACGGACATGCACTTGCTGCTATTATGTTGGAAGCTGCCCAACCGATGTTGGAACAGGCTACTCAGGATTGGCCGGTCGATACAGGGGCCTCCAGAGACTCCATCGAATTGGTTGCTGTAGAGGAGGGAGACCACCGAGCGCGTATTGTATTGCAGGCTGGAGGGCAGAAGCTAGAGAACGATCCCCGTAACAAATCAGGAATTGATTATGCGCCTTTTTTGGAATTTGGAACAGAGGGACGGGCGGCTCACGGTGTCATCAGAGATTCGGTGTTTGACAATGAGGAGGCCTATCGAAGTGGAGTACGAGCAGGAGTTAAGGGACTCATTGAAGGAGCGGCCTCATGAGCCTGACCAGGATGGGCGCTCTACGGACGTTGCTACTAAGCAACTCCACTATAGCTTCTGAAGTTACTACTAATAGTGTCAGCCGTATTGCGCCAGTCCCGCTAGATCCCGAGACGATCTACCCATCTATTACCCTTCAGGAAATTGCAGGCAAGATGCTGGAGAGCATGGACGGGTATAGTGGTATAGGCCGTACCAGATTTCAGATCACATGCTGGGATAAGAGCTATCTGAGCGCCGTCAACTTAAGGGAGTTAGTCAAGCTCACACTGTCTTGCTACAAAGGGGCTGCTGGCAGCTTCATCATCCTTGGGTCTAACCACGCCGGGGACAGGGAGTTTTATGACGGGAAGCTAGGGGCACATCAGGCTATCTGTGACTTCTACATCTGGTGGGATATTAACTTAGAATGAGAAATATCTACAGATACGCGACCTCTACATGGTCTGGAGTTGAGCGGTACTCCTGCCTTGACTGTGCATTTGATGTTCTCAAGAATGAGACTGCTATGATGGACCATTGCAAGAGGTTTGGGCACGGTAGAGATACATACTTTGGGATGACTGATGCGGAGTGGGAAGCCACTCAGACTGATGGCCCCAAGGGTAATAATATCCTCCTAGCCGAGTTGTGTTGGAATACCAGGGATGCCAGCGCAGAAGCGGCCCTCGCTCTGGTCCAAGAATCCCGCCGTCTACACTCCCTTGGAAACATGGGATCTGTAATCATTACAGATAACGGATCTCAGGACGGCACAATGGAAGCTATTGAAAGGACGCTATTTAGCTCAGAACACCCGCCGAATCCCGCCCGCACGGACATCATTAAGAACCCCAGCAATCTAGGTATTTCACGAGCGCGTAATCAGATTATTGACTTCATGCTCAACTCCTATCAGGACTTTGGTTATATCTTGTTCACGGACGGTGATATCGAAGTGGTCCCCTACAGCTCCTACGTGATGCTAAAGTACCTGGAATGCCACCCTACTCTGGGTGTGATTGGCGCTTACTCCTCGGACTACACTACAGAGCGTGTCAAGGCTGTTGGTAGGTTCTTGGAGATCCAGGAGAGCCGCGTAAGAGATGACATCAAGGTCGCTTGGACTCAGTATGGATTATTCCGGTCTGATATGTTTCGCCAGGGCCTTCGGTTTGATGTAGAGGGTCCGTTCGGTGAGCCAGGATGGGGCTTTGAAGATGACGACTTCTACTTTCAAATGAGGGAGAAAGGCTGGGGCAATAAGTACTTCGGTGGAATGACATATCTCCATAGAAACATTAGGTCTAGCTGGCCTAACATGGAAGCCGATGGCCTCAACCCTGTAGCTATCTTCCACAAAAGAAAGGAATATCTGGTCCAAAAGTGGCGTAAACGAGGGTTAGATCCCGCAATTCTAAGGGCCGTAGAGGCCCAGCAGCCCCCTCGGAGGCCCCAACATGCCAAGTAGCCCCGCAAAACCTCGCCATGAGCCCCTAATCATCATCCCAGGGGATCTAGATCAGGCGCGGGGATACCGAATTACGGAGTGGCGGGGGTATCCAAACTACGAATGTATTTACTGCCAATATGCTACACTGTGGGTAGGCAAAATGGAGAAGCATCAGGCTATCGGGGAACACCCCTGGGCCTACCCAGGGCAGAATCCACGGAAGCCGGGTGATCCCGGAGACGGCAATACCGAACCTGAATACTGAAAAAGGAGAATTGACCATGAGTATCGCAATCATCGCTAACGGAACACTACTCAAGATTGGCGACGGTGCCAGTCCCGAGGTGTTTACCACCATCCCGGAAATGATGAAGATTTCCGGCCCCTCTGTCAAGTTCGATCTGCTTGACGTGACCAGCCACGACAGCGCCGGATTCTTCCGGGAATACATCCCCGGCCTTGCGGACGGCGACAACGTGGCGGGAGACTTCAACTGGAGGCCGTCCAACGTGGTTCACATCGCGTTGCGGACGGACTCCTACGCCCGCACTCTGCGGAACTTCAAACTGGTGTTCCCGGATTCCACGAGCAATACTGTGGACTACGATGCCTACATCGCTAACATCCAGCCGACCGCCGACATCGGCGCGGTCCTACGGGCAGCGTTGACGACCAAGGTCACCGGCCTGCCGGTTTGGAGCTAGGGGGAAACTGTAATGATTACATCCGAAGAGAGGCGGAAAATCAGGAAGGAGCGGGTACTGGAGTTGTTCAAGCTAGACCCGCTCGTCCCCATCACACTCAAGGGCAAGGAGTACATTCTTGAGTTCAATAACTACGCAGTCAAGGGAGTCTTCAAGGACACTGGCCTCAACATCATGAAGGCTGGCTTCGGGCAGGAACAAATGCAAGACCCCGAAGTTATGGGAGCTATGTTGTATTGGGCTCTCAAAACCAACTGTACAGATTTTACCCAGGACGACGTAGATAAGATGTATTCTCTGCGACACTACTCCTATATTCTGGAGAGGCTTCGGGAAGCAATCGACCTGTTTCTCCCCGACATGTCCGACATAGACGCCCAGATTGAACAGGAGAAGCGTGAGGCCGGGTTGCTGGAAGCCAATGACGGAGGAGAGGGAGCTGACCCTTTATCGAAGACTGTCGTCAATGGCTCCGCTACTGGGCCACAGCTCATGGACTAGGCCTCTCTGAGGCTGAGTTCTGGGGCTCTACATTGGCGAAGGTCACAGCTCTGTATGAGATGGTCGTTAATAAGTGGCATAGGCGTAGGGACTACTTCCCGGCGCTGGTAGCGGCTGAGCACTTAAATGGGAGAAGGACAAAGACCACCGATCATTATAGTACCCCGGAAGAGGTACTCCTACGGCAGTATCCCAAGACTAAGGAAGATGTAATGATTACAGAACACGATCCAGACCGGGGAGCCTTGGGGGATTGGCGGGGGTTGAGGGGGTCTCTCAAAGAGGTTACGACTAAGAGGAAGGCGCAGAGGGCCAGACGGCCCAGGCCGATGAGTTAAACATGCCATCAATCGCTGATCTCTTCGCAACAATGGGGTTGGACTCTTCGGAGTTTGACTCCAAGCTATCTGCCACCAGGGTGGGGATGGTCACTGCTGCTGAGGACATGGCCCTCCCTCTGGTAAAGGTCAAGAATCTCCTAAAGGAGCTGAACAAGGAACTTGGCCCTACAGCAGCTACAGAGATGATGGTCCAGCTCACTCTAGCTGGTAAGAATGCTCAGGACAGTATCAAGGGAGTCCTCAATACCATTCACCAGATGAGGGACGCTGAGGCGGATGCAGCTAAGGCCGCTAGGGACTTCTCCCAGGCTCGTGATGCAGCGGGTAAAGAGGACAGCGCTCGTGAGGACCGCAGACTAGCTCAGAAGAAAGCGGTCAATAGCGAGATTGCCAAGTTTGAGGCCGATCTAGCCAGTGCCTACAAGACTCAGGCTGATACCAGGATCGCTTCTGAGACAGCTCTGAATGAGTCCGTTGTATCCTTCTACAAGCAACAAGATGACGCGGCTAGGTCAGCCCATACTGCCCGCCAGGAGTCCATCAACCAACTAAGGCAGAATGCCTACGCTCTCCAGAGCCTGGGTGTCACTCTAGTTGCAGCCTTTGCTCCTTTGGACGCGGCCCTATTTGGAGCTGCTAAGACTTTTGCTGGCTTCGATGCCGCAATGACTCATTCGTTGTCCATTATGGGGGATGTCAGCGACAAGTTAAGGGGAGACTTGGCGGCTGCTTCAATTGATCTATCCACCAAGTTCGCCTTTAGTGCTAAGGAGATTGCCGCTTCGATCTACAGTATTGGATCGGCTGGCTACACTGCTGAGCAAGCCTTAGCCGTGCTCCCGGTCACAACCAAGTTTGCTGCCGCCGCGTTTGTGGATCTGGATACTGCTACTAAGCTGCTGACTTCCTCTCAGACTGTGCTGGGTCTCAGGTCAGACGACCTAGGCACTAATTTGAGCAACTTAGCTCGTGTCGGGGATGTGTTAATCAAGGCTGATACATTAGCGGCTGGCACCAGCAAGCAATTCGCTGAGGCCCTGTCTAATGTAGGCTCAACTGCCCGTCAGCTTCATGTCCCTCTTGAGACCACCGTAGCGGCCCTCGCCGTATTCGCCCGCCAGGGCATTGTGGGAGCTGAGGCTGGTACTCAGCTTGGGATCGTCCTCAGGGATCTCAGCACGAAGGCAATCACTAACTCAGCCTCCTGGAAGAAACTGGGTATTGATGTCTACGACTCCTTTGGCAACTTCAACTCGTTGACTACTATCATGGGTCAACTAGAGAAGAGGTTCGCCGGGGCTTCGGCTGAACAGGTCCGCTTCGATCTTATCCAGAGTGGAGTTCAGCAACGCAGCTTGAGATTCATCTTAACCATGCTGGGCATGGGAGACTCCTTGGGCAAGTTCGAGACCAGCCTGCAAACTGCTGGTGGGACCATGGATCAGGTTGCTACCAAGAACCTGGACACGTTCTCTAAGCAAGCCGAGATCCTTAAGAACCACATAGAGAATCTGGGTATTGCGGTTGGCGGCGCTCTTGTCAAGGAGCTGAACAGGTTTGTAGAGGCTGGTGGCCCAGTCAACACTCTTCTGCTGGGCATGAAAGAGAACTTTGAGGAGTTGTCCCCTGGAGCTAAGTCTATTGTGGCTCAGCTAACCCTACTAGGGGCGGCTGGGGGTACGGCGGCTGGTGGATTCGCCCTAGTAGGCGGTCAGATACTTCGCATGGCCGCTGATCTGAAGACGCTAGGGGCCAGTATGGAGGGCATCAACGCTCTACTGGGGACTGGTAGTACGGCCGCCAGCGCCGGTATGATTGGCCTCATTGGGGTCAGTCTAGTAGCCGCTCTGGTAGCCGCTACAAAGCAGTGGGACGACTACAAGGAGGGGTTAGACAGGGCTTATCAGAAGCAAAAGGAGTTCTACGACTTACGAAATAAGGCCAATCCTAATCTAGCTTCTCTTGACGCTACTCCTACTGGGAGTGGTGGTCCCTGGACTCCCGAGAAGCCTTTTGATACCAAGGCCGGGGCCGATGTTGTGTCAATGTACAGCAACATCAAAGTCTCAATTGAGGCTGTCACCAAGGCCCATAATGATCTTGGACTGAGTACTGAGGAGTCAGAGCCTCAGCGGGCGATAGCTGCCAAGGCTGCTGAGAAGGCCCAGCAAGCTGCTGAGAAGGAGATACGGGAACACGAGAAGGCCTACCGGGAGCTGCTAGCGGCCCAGAAGGATGCCGCTGACCAACAGGCCAAACTCAACAAGCTCTTAGAAGATACTGGCATCCGCAATCCAGGCTGGGACAAGTGGGCTCAGCAGATGGAGGGCCTTAGCGTAGCCCTCAATCGAGGGGAGATCAGCGCTGAGCAATTCGCCAGCGGCATGGCCCACATTAAGCTCCAGATGACCACGGACATGGCCAGGGTCATGGAAGTCATCTCTCGCGAAGCTGAGATCCTGGGGAACAAGCTACACGACTTCCAGTCCAAGACTGATCTACGCAACATGTTTGCAGAGGGGACTGCTGCCGGTGACTTGATGGCCATCACCTTGGCCAACATAGCTAAGCAAGCTGAGACCATGGCGAAGGGTCCTATAATGACCCTGGACAAGGCCCTCAAGCAGTTTGGTATCACTGGAGGTGAGAGTGGAGAAGCTACGACTAAATCTCTCCTGGCTCTCAACACCATTTTAGAACAGGGGGATTATGACGAGGTAGAGCTGGCATGGTCCAAAATGAGCACCCAGATTGACAGGCTGGGCCGCACGGATCTACCCCGCGCAACTAAAGAATACGGACTGATGCTCGACGCCATGAATAGACTTGGTGCCCCGATGGGCAAGCGTCTTGAGCTACAGGCCAAAATGCTGGACAGTATCATCAGGGAGAAGCAGCTTAGTGGGGAATCGGCTACCGCTCAGATCATTGCCCTTGAGAACATCCGCATCAAGCAGGAAGCCCTGATTGACTCCACAAGAGCTTGGGGTGATGCCTATGTGGACGTGGTTCGCACCTTAGAGGATGCCTTCGATTCCTTGGGTGAGAACATCATCAACGCCATCTTTGACACTGGCAACAACGACCAGTTACGAGAGTCTATCCAGGGCTTGAATAAGGACCTGGAGGAAGCGGCTCTCAACTGGGCAAAGGTCCAAGAGGAAGCGGCGCTCGCTTTGGAAGAGATTGTAGCCGACCACGAGAAGGCCCGCGCCAGGATCGTAGAGGATGCAGCTAAGAGCCTCCGGGATGCCACCATCAGTTATCGCCGCTACGTAGAGGATGCCTACGAGGATCTACGAGAGGCCCGCCAGAAGGGAGACGCTAAGGAAGTTGCTGAGATACAGAAGAATCTCCGCAGGCGCACCGAGGATTACAATCTCTACGTAGCTGATCTCAAGGCTGCTACCGACCGGAAGTTACAGGATGACCTAGAGGCCCAGGCAAAAGCCGAGGCTTCGGTTAAGCAAAACCTGGAGAATCAGAGAGTTGCATATGATAAGTTCGTGGCTGAGACGCAGGCCTCTATAGCCAGGATGACGGATGAGATCACCAATGCATTCGAGCGTATGGGCTCCGTCCTCTTAGACATTCTTAAGGAGGTTGGTAAGAACATCCTTTCGATACTGGTCGATGGAGCACTCAAGCAACTCAAGGCATCCATCCTAGAGAACGTTGACCTGTTCGGTAAACTGGGTAAGACCGCTGGTGGGGCTGGGGATATCGTCAAGATTCCTGATGTCATGCCCCCTGGTGGGGATATTGACTTACCTAAGCCTGGGGGTGGTGAGTCTGGATCTACTCCAGGGGCCGGGGCTGGCGCTGGTGGTGCTCTAGGAGTTGTCAACGCTGTGACTGGGGTCGTATCCGCTGCTGCCGATGTCTATGGAGTCGTCATCTGGAGGCGCATCGAGAAGGACATAGGGCGCATCGAGGTCACCACGCGGGGTCAACTGAATGAGGCCCTGAACCTCCGGCGTGACCTGTGGGACCAGCATAACAATGTCCTGCTAAAGTGGGACGATATCTGGAATGAGCTGCGGACCATTGTAGAGGTCCTTCGCATTACGGCTCTAGCCGGTGGTGGTGGAGGTGGAGGAGGAGCTGACGATGAACTAGCTCAAAAGCTGGCGGACGCTATCAACTCCAGGCCGTCTCAGGCCGGTGGTCCTAGCGAGACCTTCTATGCCCCTACTGGCGGGTCTCCACTGACTAATGTCTACTCCAATCAGCCCTATGTCTCCCGTACTGACAGCACCCCAGACTACTCTAACGCTGGTGGATTCCCGTCGATGGAGGGGGCTGTACCCGCTGCTGAATCTCCCTACGCTGCCAACAAACTTAGTGAAGGGCCTCCTAAGCCTACCCCCACTCTTTATGATGGACAACTGGCTAATGTGGCGCAGTCTATAAATGTGAATGATGTCTATGGCACAATCCAGGGACGTAGATATAACTTGTCTACCGAGTCTGGCCTGAATGACTTTAGAGGTGCCGCCACAAGCATGATGCAGAATGGGCTAATCACTTGGAATGAGTGGGTAGAAGTTATTAAGATGGCCAATAAAGCACATACTGACTGGCTCCTCAGTAGGAGCGGTCATGAATTTGCAGGCTCTATTTCAGGAGGCGGCAGTAGCTCTGCTGGCTATAGTGACTCTACTCCCTCCCCTATTGCCGCTCCATCAGCAATGTCTCAGGCTACACCTACCCCTGTTAGCCCTGCTGGTCAATTTGCTTGGAATCAGCCTGTAGGTCAGGACAGCATGAGTGGCGGCAGTGGCACAAGCTACACTCAGGGTCTAACAGTGAACATCAACGTGCCCAATCCCGATGGGGATCTCGTAGCAGCAAATTTCATTGACGCAGTGGAAAAAAGAGGAGTGAGATTAAGATAACATGGCAAATGCATTGTATGACTTAGGTCGCAAGAAGTTCCTGGATGGAGACATTGATTGGTCAGCCCACGACATAAAAGTCGCTGCTGTCGATGTGTCCTACACCCGCAATTTGGCTA